AGAAGTTGCAGCGTTTAGTGCTATATCGCCTATAGCTACGTTATCTGCTCCAGTACATACTGCTGCTGCACCTGCTCCAACAGCTACATTAGAATTACCACAAGCAGCACTTAAAGCGTTATAACCGATAGCTACGTTTTGTACTGAACTTCCAATCGCATCACCAGCAAAACTACCTATTACAACATTTAATGTACCAGTGCTTATGTTAGAACCAGCATCTTGTCCAATCGCTACATTATTATTGCCATTACAGTTTGTTCCAGCACTATCCCCTATAAACACGCATTGTGCTCCTGTTGTAGTGTTAGAACCAGCATAAGAACCTATAGCTACGTTAGTTGATGCTGTTGTAAGGTCCTCTAAGGCTTGAAGTCCTACTGCTGTACATCTTGTTCCAGTAGTAATATTCGCAAGAGCAGACTTTCCTACGGCTGTGTTTAAGCTTCCTGTGGTGTTTGATGTTAAAGCCGAGTGACCCATAGCAGTATTGTTGTCTGCTGTTGTGTTAGCATCTAAGGCTGTATATCCTACCGCCGTATTATTTGTGCCAGTAGTATTTACTAACATGGCGTTAGTACCTATAGCAATATTCGTTGAGGCTGTAGTATTTGCTCCGAGAGCATTTACACCTATGGCTACACAATTATTTCCTGTTGTGTGAGCATCTAGTGCCTGTAGACCAATAGCAACATTATCGACTCCCGTAGTGTTATTTTTTAAAGCATCCTTACCAACTGCTACGTTTCCCGCTCCATTGTTTTGTTCTAGTGCTGCAACTCCAACAGCCGTGCTATTACTCGCAGTTGTATTTACTGTAAGTGCATCTCTACCCACAGCAGTATTAGCAGCACCTGTGGTATTGGCATCTAAAGCATTATTGCCCACCGCAACATTATTGTCTCCTGTGGTGTTTGCTGTTAAGGCTTGATGCCCAAAAGCAGAATTGTTTGATGCTGTCGTATTAGCTAACAAAGCATTTTTACCAAAAGCATTGTTAGATGCACCAGTTGTATTCGCTCCTAATGCTCCATAACCTAAAGCATTGTTATTACTAGCTGTAGTATTAGCATCAAGTGCTGTTGCTCCTACCGCAACATTATTTGCACCTGTAGTGTTCGCTTGTAAGGCACTCCTACCTACTGCCGTGTTGTTTGATGCGGTGGTAGTTGTACCCATAGCATCACCACCTATAGCAGTATTATCTGAACCTGTAGTCGCTACATCTAAGGCTTTTGCTCCGATAGCAACATTATTTGCTCCAGTAGTTATACCCGCTCCAGCTTGAAAACCAACAGCTACGTTTTCATTTGATGTAGCTGTTTCAAGTGCGTGTGAACCTACAGCAACATTTTGTTGCCCTGTGCTTACAGTTTTACCAGCATCATGTCCTACAAAAGTATTGTCTGTCCCTGTAGTAATTGCTGTTCCAGCTACATCACCAACGGCGGTGTTATCTGTTCCTGTAGTTAGTGAGTCTAGTGCTGTGTCTCCTAAAGCTGAATTACCTGTAGCTGTTGGATGATTTCCGTCTAGTTTAATTGTTCCATTTCCAGCAAAAGCTCCTGTTACAGTTAAATCACCGCCTATAGTTGCATCATCTGTAACAGCTAAATCATCTTCTACTTGTAAATCAACTACGTTTAAATTTGCAAAAGCATCTACTACTGCTGCTCCAGAACCAGCACCATCTAAGTAAACTGCTTTAGTGTCACTTGGCGGAATAGTTACGTTTGCTCCTGTGCCCTGTGAGATTATGATGTTTTGAGAACCAGTAGTGGCGTTTTCAATAAACTGCAACCTTTTCATAGTATTAGGTGCAATCGTAATAGTACAAGCTGAGTCTAGTGTGCCTGTATATTTAAGATACATAGCTCTACCAGCATCAGATGCTCCATCTGCAACTGTAGTAGTGTGTGTATCTGCGTTGGTTGTTATACCTTCTGTGCCAAACCCAAGAGCCTCACCAATCAACTCTAGGTTGGTGTTCGTTGTAGTGCCCCAAGTTCCTGACGCATCACCAGTACCCATTTCATTGAGTCTCAAATTATTTACATATGTACTAGCCATCTATTTTCCTCAAAAAATTATATATTATTATGCAACCTCACTCCAATTGGGAGTTTGTGTTGTTGATATTTCAACATAATTAGCAGTTTGCGAATCATCTACTAATTCCCAAATATTAACTATTGTTGTTTGTCCAATACCTTCTACACCTGTTGGTAAAACTACAGCTTGAGCTATTGTAGTTTCATTACCCAAAGAAGTAGTACCAGAAAAACCAGTTACTGCTAAATTATTATTAGTTATTAAACTTTCATCACCCAATCCACTAGTAGAAGCTACAGCACTTACACCTACTACTGCTACTGCTTGTACTACTACTGTGCCTTGTGCTGAAGTTCCTGCATTTCCAGTTACTGCTGTAACAGCACCTGCAACTACAGTTTCTGATCCTAAAGCCGTTGTTCCTGCATTTCCTGTAACAGCAATATTAGCAGCACAAGATACACTTTCATCACCAAGACCAGATGTAGATGTAACAGCAGATACACCTTGAACTGCCTCACCAATTACTACAGAGTTTCCTACTGCTGTAGTACCTACATTACCTGAAACCGCTACTAATGCTTTTGCAACTACTGTTTCTGAACCTAATGCAGTAGTACCAACATTTCCAGTAACCTCTACAGGTATAGGGTTTCCCCACTCGCCTTGACCCCAAGTGCCTCGACCCCAACCTGTTACATTAGCCATCTACTAAGCTATTCTAATAATTGCGTTTGATGCGTCTGCTGTTGGAAATTGAATAGTAAAATCGCCATTGGTAGAAGTTTTATCTCCACCAAAAGCTAATACACATACTGCTGGGTCTCCTGATGCAGAATCATTAAATATCAAAGCTCCATTAGCAGTTATAGTTGCAGAACTAAAGGTTAAATCAGCAAAGTCTGTAAATGCAGTTGTACTTGACGTAGTAGGGTCTACTCTAGTAAGAGAAGCTCCTTTTGCTGTGTAATTAGTACCACTAGCTTCATTAGAAGTAGTATATGCAGTTGTACCAGCACCTAAACTAGCACTACTTGTATATAGTGCTAAATTAAATGTACTTCCACCTGAGTTTAAAAAATTGTGTTTTGCTTCCAAAAGTTCTTTTTTGAAAGAAGTACACATTGCTTGTGATATTGCCATTACAGCCTCCTTATAATATTTGCCATCTCTTTATGACCTTGTTTCTCTAACATACCTGCTACAGTTGATCTGTCACTCAAAATGGCTTGTTTTATATAAATTAAAATAACCTTTTCTATTTGCTCTTTAAAAGCCTCTGCTTGTGCTTTTACCATAGGATCAGCGTTATCGCTTACTGATACTAATCTTTCTAATATTCTTTCTGTCCAATATTCAGGACTTAATCCTTTATTTTGTGTAGTCTGTACTGCTACTTGCCCTATGGTTGTTTCTACATCTACACTAAACATTTATTTTCCTATATCCATCCCTATACGCATCTCTACGATTGTAACCATCTGATTCTAATGTAAGTCTTCCTAAAGCTTCTTTAAATCTATTTTCATAACCAGACAATATATCTGGCTCACCTTTCATAAATGTATAAGCCTCTACTAAGCTAGCATAAAGTAAAGCTTCTGTGGCATTACTGCCTAGCCAAGATTCACCAGAAGATGCAACAGTAATAGATTCTGGTATATAAAAATAATGTAATTCAACTGTTAAATTAGCATCTGGTGAAGGAGCTACTATAAAAGTGTCATCATCAAACTGTGCATAAAACTTTGGGCTACCTGTTGTACTTGCAGTAGGATAAGCTTCTCTTATAAAACTAACATCTTTATTAAGTAAGTAATCATAATTATTACTGCTATCTAAAACTGCTAGAGAAAATGGATATAAATAGTCTGAAGGTGTAGATAAATAGGGATTTCCAGATGTTAAAGTTCCCGTAACATTTTTTCTAAAATTAGGCAGTTCAACTGACTTAATAATTCTATTTTCAGCTTGTACTATAAGAGTTGGTAGATTAGTTACAAAGGTAGACTCTGTATTTTGCGTATAATCTTGTATTGCTGTTTTTAATGTTGTAAATGTCCAACTCATGTTATTACTACCTTAACTTTACCCACTTCTCCTTTTATATCTAATCCCATAGTG